TCGTCGATAAATCTGACACAATAGTCGGTTATAAGTTTTTTGATAATGTTGATAAAAAGCTACAAACTGCATTTGATGAATTCGCAAATCAAAATATAAAAATAAATTCGCAAATTAACAATTCAGTTCTTGCAGATGTGTTTAATTCATCGACCCTACCAGGCGGCGTTTTAACGCAAATCAATAGTTTTATTTCTAAAAACACAAACAACAATGCGACAGACGTAGCCGTCCAACCAGTATCGATCGGCGGCGCCGCCACGACATTACCAGACGGTACAACCACGATTGAAGTAGTGGGTTACACAATAGATAAATATAAATTTGAAAATGATTCTTACGTTAAAGACAAAACTATTTTCGTCGAAAACGTTGCAACAACATCGATATTAGACGTTAACGTAAAATACGGCGGGATATACATGTATGCGATACGTCCTATTGTCAAATTTGAAATGCCATCAGTTTTAGAAAATAGCACAACAATAAACACGTGCACTTATTATTTTGCAGGCAAACCAGAAACAAAAACTGTAATTTGTAAAGAAGATTTACCGCCTCCCGCGCCTATAGACGTGAATTTTGTTTGGAATTTTAAACAAAATCAATTTTACGTTAATTGGCAAATGCCTTTTAATTCCCAAAGGGATATAAAACAATTTCAAGTATTTAGACGAAAATCTATATACGAACCTTTTGAACTATTAGAACAACACTGCTTTGATCTTTCAGATGTAAAGCAAACAACAGGTGAACTAGTGGACGGAAACAACCTGAATATGACAAAAGAAAATTCTTCTTTCGTTAAATATTCTAAATTTCCTACCTACAATTATCACGACAAAGACTTTAAACTAGATTACGAAAATTTAATTTCTTCCAAATACATCTACGCAATAGCGTGTGTAGATGCGCATGGTTTAATTTCAAATTACAGCGTTCAATATGAAGTAACTTTCGATTTCTTTAAAAATCAATTAGTTAAAAAATTAATTAGCATATCGGGAGCTCCGAGACCTTATCCTAACCTTTTATTAAACGTAGATTTATTTAAGGATATAATACAGGTGTCAGGTTTATCTTCACAAAAGTTAAAGATATATTTTATGCCTGAATATTTTAAGATAAGATATAATTCAGGTAAAGTAGAAAAGATGGTTGCAACAAAGCAAGATGGAGGACAAGGCGGATACTACAAGTTACAGTTTATAAACGTCCAAAATCAAAAATCGGACCAGCTAAAAATTAATATAGATGATCCTAAACTATTAGCAACGCTCCCCGACGAGGCGGACCGATCGAAATCCATAACATAATAAAGTACAAAAAGTAAATTAGCAATAAATTTTTTATCGTTTATACGTATGTAATAACGAAGAACTGTAGAGGAGTCATAAATGGGCTGGTTAGATAACTCAACTAACAATATAATTTTAGACGCAGTATTAACTGACTATGGTAGAGAAGCTTTAGCTAGAAACAATGGATCATTTAACGTAGTAAGATTTTCTTTGGGCGACGATGAAGTAAATTACGGAATTATTACGAAATACGGTAGAACCATTGGTAGAGAAAAAATAGAAAAAAATACGCCTGTATTTGAAGCATTAACGAATCAAAATCTAGCACTAAAAAATAAACTAATCTCCATTTCGAGTCCGCTTGTTTATCTACCACAGCTCACATTGACATCCGCCAACACAACTGTATCTTTAGTTCAAGGTAGAAACGCTAGCGTAACTATACAGCAATCGTTGGCGTCATCAGATTCAGCTACAGAACTTGATGCTAATATAGCCGATGCGGTATTTGATCTTTATTATCCATCACTGTTTTTATTGATCAACAATTTAAATAACAATCCAGGACAGGTATCTCAAGACGCTTTAAGAACGGCTCATCACGTTGTTAACGTAAGCAATCAAACAAGCACAAGTCGACAAGCTACTTTTAATTTAATCGCTAAGTCCATATCTAATAGCGCTTTTACAACATATGGAAGAAGCGTAACGAGCTCGGGGAGTACTGTACTTCAAATTTCTACGTCTATAAGATTAGTGGGGCAAAATTCTGGTCTTTCGCTATCTATTCCCGTTACAATTAACCAATCTTGATTAAGGAATTATCATGGCAACTTTTCGTGAATTAATATCAGCAGATAAAAAGACCGCAAAATCTTTTCTCAATCAACTCATAGATATATTACAAGAAGACATTAGCGGATCTACGTCAAGACGAAAATATCAACATTTCGTCACTGGCGGATTTGGTCCTGGAGTTACGTCGTCTTTGTTCCAGACCGTATATGATCAAGATTTTACGCTACAAACTGCCAATCCAATATTCGATATTACAGTGGGATTAGCACCTGATTATGAAGACGGAATATTAGATGTAGCATCTACAGGAACTGACGCTTCTGGTAAAATGTTATTTGCGAGTAGCTCTTTAATGGCAAGAGAAAAAGGCGAGTTGTATAGACAATTTGCACAAACTTTATTAGGCGACGGCGCGTTAGAATTTAAGGTACCGCTTGAAGAACAATCGGGAGTAACACAAGATACTATTGACGCCGCAATGTTCATAGCATTTAAACGTCTGTTTTCTAGGGATCAAATAAAAAATGAAACGTTTGCGTTGAGATTTTATCAAACGGCTTCTTTCGTTTCTAAATTAGGTCCAATTGGTGATACTCCGCCGGCGCTGACGTCGAACGGAGTAACAAACTTAAATAAAACATCGATTTCTGGATCTGCAATTTTTACCGATATTGGATCTAATGATGAAAAATTTACTACGTATGGCGGTCGATATGGAACCATAGTAGATTCTTCAAACACTAGTAGAAAAGTTGGTTTAATATTTTATGACGCTGGCGTCGCTGTATTCGATTTGGCTAAAATCACTTCAGGTAGTCAATTTGTGTCAGGCAGCATCGACGCGATGTCGACTTTGGGTAACTTGATGTTAGGCAACCCAGGCACGGAAACAGCTTTTAAATCCAAATTTATTCCTGATTTTATCATGTCGGCAAGTATTGATAATATTTTAGATCACATATGTTCAGCAAGATTTCAATCTGGTTCTTTAACGGCTATTACTTTTCAAAATATAACTAACATAAATAGTACGCTGATTTATTGTAGAGCAGCAGCAGATGAATTCAACTATTCCGCAAATCCTACATTCGTAGATTCTAACAAGAGAATTGTAGTAATAGACGAAGGACAAGAAGGCGTACAAGACACCTTTACGTATATAACAACGGTTGGCTTATACGATGGAAGTAATAACTTGTTAGCAGTCGCTAAGTTAAGCAGACCCGTCGAAAAAAGCCCGGAAAGAGACCTAACATTTAGAGTTCGTTTAGACTTCTAAAAGACACACTGGAATGTCAAAATGGCAATACTACCAGTCACGAATGACGACATAGAATTTTTTACCATTTTAGTAAATCCAAAAAGATCTTATGTTTCTTCTTCTACGGGAGGAGCTGTTGGCTCTATAAATTTATTCGCTCGTAATTCTACGATTGAAAAAGAATCAATTCCGCTAGAAAACTTTTCTTCATCTTACGCTAAGGATTCTAATTTAGAATCGTTCAGGTTAAGCTTAGTAAAAAAGGCAAAATCCATTCAAGCAGGTGGCTCCTTTTTAGGTGGATTACAAACTTATCTAAACAACGTTAATGGACAGTCTTCTTCTGTAAAAAAACAAAAACAAATAAACGTAATACGTTTTACACCATCGCCGTCTTTTACGTCAAACACTATAAGAAAATTAAACGTAAAAGAAATGTTAATGCCTTATTATAATCACGAATACCCAAGCGCGGGTTGGGGATATACGAACTATAATACTCTTAATTTTTTTACATCGACTGGTACGACTACTTCTTCCGTGTTGTTGTATCCGTCAATCGATGATTCTACATTACCTTCACACGCAGGTTACGTTTCTGGCACTTACGCTTTGTCGGGTGCTTTTACATTCGATTTTAGAATAAATCCAAGATATAAAGAAGACTCTATAACGACTGGTCATTTTAAAGCAGGAACAATATTTCACTTATCTTCAAGCTACGCATTGTCATTAATCACTGGTTCTTCAAAGGACGAAAATGGATTACCGACAGGATTTAGATTACAGCTGCAGTTGAGTCATAGCGCTGATATCGTCCCGTCTAAAGCCGTCGCAGGATCTTATCCAAACGATTTAATTTTCTTGTCGAATGACAATTCTTTGTCTTACAACAATTGGCATAGAGTCATAGTTCGTTGGGGCACAAACGATATTAACGCCGGCGTAGGTACCTTTAATGTCGACGGAATCGACGTTGGAATTTTCACCGTACCCTCTGGTACAATTATGCCTAAAGTATACGAGGATCGTGATGATCCTCGAGTTTTGTGCGTTGGTAATTTTTATGAAGGTAACAACTACGATACGTCTAGTCAATCTTTATTTTTTAGCGATATCGCTGCCGAAAGAGACGGTGTTGAAGAACTAATAGATACTAGCGGATTACTCGATTATCCAAGCAATTACGCGTTCAGACATCCATTAAAGGCAGAATTACATGAGCTAATAATTAGAAGAAATTATATTTTCGATAACGAGATATTACAAACGTCGGGCAGCGGTTTGAACGCTTTGAACACTTCTTCGATAGCATTTTATTGTCCTCCATTTTTTACGAAAAGCGCTCCTACAAGAAAATATGTCGGTGATCATGGCGGTATATTAATCACACCTTTTCAAGAGGTAGACGGAACAACTGACGATCCGTTTAATGTTGGAATGGCATTTTCTGTCGCGGGTCATTACATTAATTTAGAAAATTACACCAAAGATCTTGCCAACAAGATTTACCCAAGATTACATCATCTTACTGGCGTCGCAATTGATTATACGACCTCAGCAGAATCAGCTAATTACTTTCTATACCAAAGTCCATTAGTAAAGAAGAGAAATTTGTCTATATTACCTTGCGACGACGGGAACTTTAGCGCGAACTATGATTGGCTTGACACCGAAGATTCTACAAAGTATGTCGATGCTTTGGGAAGAACAGACAAGAGTATCATTAGCTTAGATAATTTAATAAGTACTGCTTCTTTACTAGTAGGAAAAACTTTCGATCCGTCAGGTTCTAACTTCTTATCGCAATTAATCGGTTTTTCGCCAGAAAATCCAGGTTTGCCACCTGGTTCTGCATTTACTAGTTATTCGAATACCTCTGGTTCAATATCTGGCGCGCCTTTAACAATATTCCAAAGATTAAAAGATCCTTCCTCAGACCAAGTTGTATTTTTTGATATCAGTAATTTGTTTTTCGGTAGTAGAATTTTACCAAATTCTTTTGAGCTTAAAGATACGTCGCTTAGCGGATCTGACGGAAAAATTTCTATAACAATAAAAGACGACGGAGTCGGCAATCTCTATCGTGCAGATGCATTAACTCAGCATAAAAAACAAAACTCGATTGGTAATATCTTTTATAATGAAGGCGTCGTCGTTATTAAAAGTCCTCACTTGTATTTCTTTGGAAAAGATAATTACGAAATGTCTTTTAAGGGAGAACAAAAACTGCATTCTTCGAAATACGAAATTTTAGCGCCATCTGCGTTGCTAAATTCTTCTTCAAATCCATCATATGCTATAGTGCAAAATTCAATTAGCGCATCGATAGACCCGAACGATACACAATCTTTTGTTTACATCTCAAACATAAATTTTCACGATGAAAACTTAAACGTCGTCGCTAAAGCTACGTTGGCGCAACCCGTTATTAAAAGAGAAAGTGAAAAACTTATGTTTAAAGTAGCTTTCGATTTTTAATCATGGCGTTAAAAAAAAAGAAAAAAAGAAAAAAAAGAAAAAGTCGTTACAAACGTGGAACTCACTCTTCTCCGATCGCAGGCGAGTGTAAGTATCGTTCGGGTTGGGAGCAAAAGTACATGGAATATCTTGACTCAGATCCTAATATCGTCGCGTGGTCCTACGAAAAACTAGCGATCGAATACGTTTCCAATCAACGCACAAAAAAGATTCGCAAATACTATCCAGACTTTCAAGTCGAGTACAAGGATGGTAAAAAAATTATAGTTGAAATTAAGCCTTCTCGTAAACTAGGTCAAGCCACCGTGGTCAAGAAGATTAGAGCTGCAAAAGAATGGTGCACTGCCCACGATTTGACCTATAAAATACTTACAGAAATAGAATTAAAAGATATGGGTCTGCTTTAGTAGGATTTTACTGA